GCCGCTGGTAACCGAACTGCCGCACTCACAGAAAGCGGTAACTTCACGGCTATCGGGTCGGACAACTTCATGAACTTCACCTACTCCTCCGACAGGACACCCGGTCGTCTTCGCATCAAGTATCGGGAGCATGACATAGACTTCATCGACACCTTGAACATACACGTCTCAGCCGACTCTGGTTTCGCCTCTCTCACGCAGATCGGTAGCGTTGACTCGACAAACGTGATGCACCCCGGTGCTCTTACCGACCAGCAACAAGTGTACTGGGACCTCGGTGTTCCTGTCGGGATTGCTATGCAACCCACCACTTATGTCATCACAGTTTGAGGGTAAAATAAAATGACTGTCGCATTCTGCACAAATGACCACAAAGACTGTAACGGCGCTCTTCGGGGGACGACCGGCGGTAAGTATGACCCAGCCTACGTCAGCGATTATCTTTACATTACGACTCAGACCGCGGGCTCTAGTACAGGATTACTCTTTACTCACGAAGTAGATGTGAGTTCTGCTGCTGAAGTCTGGCTCCACTTTGATGCTTACCTGCCCAACTCCAATAACGGTGTTGCAGATGGTGAGTGGTTTAGGTGGGTAGCACCCGATGGCACTCTCATGGCTTACGGTGACTACACGAACGGTACTCTTGTCATCCGAGTCTACAACGCAGCCGGTGGATTCTCTAACGCTGCCGCTTTTACTTTGAATGTAGATACACTGGATACTTACGATTTCCAGTACGAGGACGATGGAGCTAACTGCTACCTGCGGATGTACGAAAACGATACCCTGCAACGCACGGCAACAGTCGCTGCATCCGGTGCTGCAAAGATGCCTACCGCATTTTACATGGGGCACAATGATATGTTTGTGGCCTCTAACCAAGCTGCTTACAGCCAGATCATCCATGCGTACGATGAGTCCACCGTCGGGATGAAGCTAGAGAAGTTAGAAGGATCAGCCGCTGGCACCCACCAAGATATCTCGGAAACTGTCGGTGAGATTAACGATGGGGATAGAACTACGGGATGGGCCAGTGCTGCAAACGGTGAGAAGCAATCGTACACACTCCCTGCGTACGCCGTGCCTGGTGGTAGAGCGATACACTCCGTGAATGCCTCAGCGCGTCTGAGGACGGGTGCTGCGGGAACAGACCCACTTAACGTACGACAGTTCATTCGATCTGGGAGCACTGACTACAACGCCATCGCAGATCGGACACCCGCCAGACACCAGTACGGTCGCGTGACCGACTCGTGGATTACTGACCCAGACACGGCAGTTACGTGGACAGCTGCGGGAGTATCTGCCGCGGAAGTCGGTTTCGAAGTCAAGACGTAAGGGGTTATGGTCGAGCGGGCACTTCCAGAGCCCCGCAGTCTGGTCAGTCGACGCGCCTAAGGTGAAAGGAGCCCTTCGGACATCGTAGCCACGCTCGAGAAGTCCATCATGAAACTAGGGGCACTAGCCTGCTCCACGGCCCAGGGGGAGAGGGGCGCATGATGGACTACTAGAACAAAGATTATCTAGATCTTATGTTTGTTCTCCGGAAATAAACAGTTAGTGTCAATCGGTTTTTCTTGTATCTTATCAAGAAGATTAATAAACGGGATCTATTACAAAGATCAGTTGATATGATCTGGAGTATCCCGTGCTAACATCTGCCGAAATTACAGCAGCCCTTCCGCCACACCTGAAGACATCTGTCTCCCAGGAATTGGTCACTATGGTTAATTCCATCTCGTCGGACCCAGAACAGGCTCGTGTGATTAGGGAAAACTTCATCGGGTATTCCTCATGCCTGTTGAAGGGACGCTTCAAGAGTGAGGATTACGTCCATGCAGTAGCCTACGTGAGCTACAAGCTGATGGGCTACAACAACCAGGAATCCTATGCGCGAACCTTCCCGGCACGATACCGGGGACTGGTCGCCAAGGGCACATCCTCAAAAGACATCTCTTCGTATGTCCACGCCTATAACAAGAACAAACTCGTCAATCTAATCCTCGAGCAGTCGGTCATCCCTTCCTGGGTTCTCAATCAGGACGTCTACCAGAAAGCGATCAACACCCAGCTGGAGCTGATGGTTACCGCCAAGAGCGAGAAGGTCCGCAGCGATGCTGCAAACTCAATTCTGACCCATCTCAAAAAGCCTGAAAAGGCTGAGATCGAGTTGAACATCGGGGTCCAAGAGACCTCAGGAATGAAAGAGCTGAAAGACGCTCTGACTTCTATGGCTGAGAAGCAGCGAGAACTCATCACATCAGGCGCAACCACCCGCGAAGTTGCACATCAACCTCTTATCGAGGGCACCGCGAAAGACATTACGCCAGACAAGTAGGTACGCCCATATGATCCCCAAGACAGATAAAGAACGCATATTTTCTGAGCAAGACCAGGCCCTTGTTCTGAGAAACACCGGAATGAGCATGGATCAGATAGGCGAAAAACTAGGCTTATCAAAAGATGCAGTGTTCCGTCGGCTCAAAGGGGCAGAAAAGCGGGCAAGGCTCGATCCAATATTAGCAAATAGGCTGGCAGATCAGGGCCTGACGGATCTCGCAGGTCTGCACTCTGGTTGGCTGATCGACAAGGATGACGCCGGCGCCGGGTCTAGCCTGTATTTCTACATGGGCCCGGACGAAGAAAAGATCAGCTTTGCAGACGCAATGAGGGATATCCTGAGCGATATTCCAAAGCTGAAACCGATTGAGCAGCTACGCCTGGAAACACCCCCGGCAAACATCAAAGACGTTGCCACCTGGGTTGCACTGGCGGATCTCCATGTCGGTGGTGATTATGGGGACACACTCCTCGAAGACGACTTCATCAAAGCGATCGACGACATTGTGGTGCGCTTGCCTCCTGCAAGCCATGCTGTGTTCCTGGAGCTGGGTGATGTCCTCGAGGCGAATGACCACAAAGGGATAACACCCAATTCCGGCAACCTCTTGGAGGTGAAGCGAGAGAACCACCTCCAGAACACCATGACAGCCGTCAGCCTTATTCGTAGGGCCCTGTACCGGTTGCTTGAGACACACGACACCGTCGAAGCACACTTCATCAAAGGCAACCATGATCCCTCAGCCTATGTGGCTGTGATGCTCGCTCTGGCTGAGCATTTCGGAGATAATCCGAGAATAGAGATCACCATCAACGATGCAGAATTCAGGGTTATTTCCTGGGGCCTCTGTGCGGCGTTTCCACATCACGGAGACACCCTCAAATGGGCAGCGCTTAAAGACGTATTCGCAGATCAGTTCGCCGACCAATGGGCCGAGGCAAAGATGCACCGCCTGATTATGACAGCGCACTTCCACCATGACCGCAAACAAGATCTTGTTGGCGCAGTCGCAGAGCAATTCCGGACGATCCACCGGCCAAATGGTTGGGCGAAATCCAAAGGACTGCTCTCACGAGGCACACTCACCGCAATGACGGTTCACAAAACCCAAGGTGAGACCGGCCGAACCACATCAAACATCACACCCCACTTCGGTGGATAAAAGGAGCACCCGCAGTGCTTAAACCTATTCTAGAAGCATGGTCCTCAATGATCGTCCGTCGTTGGCACGCGCACGATGTCATGAGCAACACCACTGATCTGACTGGAGCACACGCCTCACGGGTCTGTGTTCTGGCTCTACGGCTAAATCCAAAGCTGTCACGACGGGGGATAATCTACGCACTCACCCACGACATCGGTGAGAAGAGAGCAGGGGATTTCCCCTACACATTCAAGCGGGACAACCCAGAAACAGCTGCCAAGTTGGGTGTCTATGAAGAGCAAGTCGCAGCTGAACTAGGGTTTGGCTGGGGCGATCTGGATCCGACAGAGAAGCAGCTGGTGGGCATGTGTGACTGGATCGATTCCTACCTATGGGCGGCGCTCCACTACCCCCACATCGTGAACGAGGAGGCTTGGATAAACCAACGGGCAGTCTGCCAACTCACAGCGTCAAAGCTGGGTTTGCGTGATGAAATCAAGACCCTGATGAGGCGCCCATGAAAGACCTTCCAGACATGAACGTTGAAGGCGCCAAGCTGGATAACGGCAAGGTCCGGATGGATCTACTCCCACCTGAACTCCTGTTCGCCGTGAGCGAGATCCTGACATTCGGAGCCGAAAAATACAGCGACCGGAACTGGGAACTCGGCATGAAGTGGGGCCGGGTATTCGGCGCCATGATGCGACACATGTGGGCTTGGTGGGGAGGCAAGAACCCTACAACCCGCAGCTTCCTATTCGGGTCTTATGACAACGAAACCGAATGCTCGCACCTGTGGCACGCTGGCTGCTGCCTCGCATTTCTCATTGCTTACGAAGAGCGCGGTGTCGGTGAAGACGACCGCATGAAAGGCCCACAATGATGATCCCGACAAGTCAGATCGCAGAAGTCGCCCATGAAGTTAATCGGGCCTTCTGTGTAACGATTGGCGACATGAGCCAGCCAGCTTGGGCAGATGCTCCAGAGTGGCAAAAGGTCAGCGCCATTTTGGGTGTTGAGGCGATTATCAACAAGCCGGAAATGACGCCAAAAGATAGCCATCTGAGCTGGCTTGCCCACAAACTGAAAGAGGGTTGGCGCATGGGTAAATCCAAAGACCCATACAAAAAGGAGCACCCTTGTATGGTCCCATACGAGATGCTGCCGGACGACCAGAAGCACAAAGATCTGCTTTATACACGGGTCGTCAACACCATGTTGGCAATGCAGTAATGCCACCCCTCCCCAAGAGAGAAGTCGATGAGTGGCTAGATCTCGTAAACTATGACGAATTGAACTCTGGGCATTATCTCCCAGGAACGTTCGCCCTAAAGTTCATGAACTTCATCAAGCTCGTGAACGGCGGGGAGGGGGAGCAAAACCTAACTCCAGTTGTGCATCTCGCAATGCTGGATCAAATCGCCGGGAATAAGCAGAGGATCGCAAACCTCTGTGCCCGGGGATTGGCCAAGACCACGCTGATGTTTGAATACCTGGTTCTCTACGTGGCTGTCTTCGGCGAGATCGATGGCTTCGGGAAGATCGACGGAATGATCTACGTGTCCGACTCGATGGACAACGGTGTGAAGTCAGCCCGAAAGAACATCGAATTCCGGTACTGGAATTCAGAGTTCCTACAGGAATGGCTGCCGGCAAAAGGTGTGAGCTTCACCGACAACTATTTGCAGTTCAAATCTAAGGATGGAAACATCCTTGGCTGCAAGATGTTCGGCGCAAAGACAGGTCTCCGCGGTACGAAGATCTTCGGTAAACGACCTGTCCTGGCTGTGCTTGACGACTTGGTATCAGATGATGACTCCAAGTCTCGCGTCGCCATGGAGTCGATCAAAGACACGATTTACAAGGGTGTGGACTACGCTCTGGATCCCCAGAGACGGAAGATCATCTTCAACGGAACGCCCTTTAACAAAGCCGACATCCTCTACGAAGCTGTGGAATCTGGAGCCTGGCACGTCAACGTATGGCCTGTTTGTGAGGAGTACCCCTGCACCCGGGAAGAGTTCCGTGGCGCTTGGGAAGACCGGTTCACCTACGACTTCGTGAAGGATCAATACGATACCTCTGTTCTTGCGGGGAAACTAGGCGCGTTTAATCAGGAGCTGATGTTGAGAATATCATCTGAAGAAGAACGGCTTGTTCAAGACAGTGAAATTCGCTGGTATTCACGCAAAAGTCTGTTAGATAATCGAGGCAAGTTCAACTTTTATATCACCACTGATTTCGCGGTTGCAGATACTCAAACGGCCGACTTCTCGGTCATCTCGGTTTGGGCCTATAACGCAAACGGTGACTGGTTCTGGGTCGACGGTGTTTGTGAACGCCAGACCATGGAAAAAAGTGTGGATGCACTCTTCCGATTTGCCTCTGAATACCGCCCGCAACAAGTGGGCGTCGAGGTCACAGGACAGCAGCTCGCATTCATTCACTGGCTCCAGCAAGAGATGATGGCCCGGAATATCTGGTTCAATTTCGCGCAGGAGAAGGGAAAGCCTGGGGTCAGACCGACCACCAATAAGCTTTCAAGATTCAACCTCGTAGTGCCGTTCTTCAAAGCAGGGAAAATGTATTTCCCCGAAGAAATGAAGGCCACGAAGATCATGAAAGAATTCATGTCTGAAATCTCGTTGGCGACGATCAACGGACTGAAAGGCAAAGATGACGCGCTCGATACGATTTCCATGCTTATGCACATGATGCCCTGGAAACCGAGCGAAGACGCACCAGTGAGAGCCAAAGATGATCACTGGGAAATGGATGACGAAGACGGTGACCTGGATAACGCGATCTCCTCGTACATCGTCTGAACCGGATCGGAACAGAGAATGCAAGTTTCAGAGATATTTGAAAGCCTGTCTTATGGGGTTTTGAGCAACCTGGCGATCGGCGGCGAAGGTTGCGGAACGATCCCAACTGCGCATGAACCAAAGCTGATCCACTTTTTGAACCAGTGCCTCACCGAGATGCACGGGAAGTTCAACCTGGCAGAAAAAGAACTGGTGATCTCAGCTTCTTCTGGACGAACGTTGTATCCGCTTGAGGTGCAATACGCAGTGAGTGACGCCGCAGTGGTGGAGAAGTTCATTGTGGACACAATACTCGATCCATTTCTGGATGACGTCATGAAGATCGTAGCGGTCTTCGACGAAGAAGGAGAAGAGCTCGTCTTGAACGACTCGACGAACCCCGCTTCTTTGTTCACTCCGAACTTTGATACGATCCAAATACCCGGGCCAGTTGATGGCGACGGGTACTTCATCATTTACCAGGCGAAGCACCCCAAGCTGGTGAACGGGGACCTCACACAATCCGTGATTATTCCGGAAATACTGTTCGACCCGCTCTTTCATTATGTTGCCTACAAAGCAATCTCGCCAATGAACGGTCCTGAGCACGCTGCCAAGGCAAGCGAGCATTACCAGCGGTACGACATGCTGTGTCAGCAAATCATCGAGAAAGACTTGGTATCGACCAGCCTGGTTGAGACCGGGACCACAAAGCTGATGGATCGGGGTTTCAAATGAAACGAGCCAACTCAGCTGTTGCTGGAGCTGCAGGGTTAATCGAAAAGTATCTGGGGTCGAGCTATGACACCCTGAAATCACTTGTCGAAAACCTGGATGCAGTGCTTTCAGCTGCAAACATCGCTCAGGAAATCTCGAACGCAACACAGCTTGGTGTGGGCGTCCTATTCTACCAATTCGATGCTACCGATGGTCAGACGGTCTTCACTGGTTCCGACAAGAATAGCCGCTCCATGATGATACCAGGGGCGGATCAGATCGGGGTGAAACCTCAGGTCTATGTCAATATGGTCCTGCAGGACCCGAGCACGTACACTGTTGCATCAGACGGGCTCACGGTCACGTTCGACGAAGGAGTCGAGCTGGATGACCTGATCTGGATCGCAGACTTTGCCTACAATGCTGATGGGACAATCTACTTCGATGATCTGCTGAGCCAGGCCAGCGTCAATATGATTATCACCAACGCCGACTCCGCAGCTGCAAACGCAGCAGCGTCTGAAATAGCCGCCTCAGCTTCTGAATCGGCTGCCTCAGCTTCTGAATCGGCTGCCGCAGTATCGGAAGGAAACGCTTCTGTATCTGCTGTGGCAGCGGCGGATTCCTACGCTCTCTTCCAGACCCAGTATCTTGGGGATTTCGCTACGGCGCCGGTTCTTGACAATGAGGGCAACCCATTGGCGATCGGAGCGATGTATTTTGATACCGTGGTCGACGGGTTGCTCACTTGGTCTGGTTCCCTCTGGGTCAGCACTGCCGGTCCACAAGGTATTCAGGGCATTCAAGGTATCCAGGGTATCCAAGGCGATCAGGGAGACATCGGTTTAACGGGCGCAACTGGTGACCCTGGGGGGCTGGTGTTCATCTCGGAGCAATCCTTCACAGGACAATCCTGGGCGAATTTCTTCGGGTATAACTCTGGTCTATATTCTGGATATGTTTTTGAACTCTACAACGTGCTTCCAAGCGGTGACGCTGCATTGGAGCTCCTGACGTCTCCGGATGGGTCAACGTTTGATACTACGGGGGGCCAATACGCCCACGCAGGCCGAAGATCGAGATCAGTAAGTGCTGGAGTTGATATCCAGAGTGACTCTGCCGACCATATTGCTGCAGGTGGAACGACAGTTGCATTCGACGCATCTGGGATTTCCGGAACGGTCAAAGTCTTCCGCCCCGATTTAGCAAACGAGACCCATGTCACTTACAGCGTCTTTCTTCAAAGCTCGACTTACTCGAGCGTAGTCGGAGGGGGCGTGCGTAAATCTGCAGCAGCCTCCCTAGGCCTTCGGTTTGCCTTCGCCAGCGGGCGAAATCTGGCTTCTGGCCAGATCATCCAATTCGGTATTAGGAACGGGTTATAAGTATGAAAAGATCTCTCTCGGTAAGCTATAACGCAGAAGGTCTGATCGAAAAGTACGTCGGATCACGATTTGATGCGATACTGAAGATCGCTGGAAACTTGGAGGGAATTCTCCAGACAGAACAGGTCATGGAGCTGTCTATTGGCACGCTCTTTTACCAGTTTGAGGCCATAGGCGGCCAAACAATCTACACCGGAACTGACCAGACCGGCAGAACGATGCTGATCCCTGGAGCCGGGGCCGTGGCCAAGCCGATCGTCTATGTGGATCGTGAGTTGGTGAGCCCATCTCTTTACACAGTCTCCCCCGACGGGACCACGGTCACATTCAGCTCGGGCCATCTTCTTGGTTCCCCGGTCTGGATCGCTACTTTTGCGTACAACGAAGACGGCTCGATGTATTTCGCCGACAACATGCAGCAGGATGCGGTCCTCCAGGTCCTCGCAGATGCCAGTG